GGAAGGGCGAGCGTGCCCTGTTCCTATCTACTGCGCCGCCGCTCCCAGCGCATTGATCCGCTTGCTGTAGGCGGCGGTGTGCCTGATCCGCTTAACCATATCGACGCGCTGCAGCGTGGGCTCATTGACCTCGCGCAGTTCCTTGATCAGCGTCATGCGCTCGCGTGCCGGCCGCTTGCCTGCCTTGGCGGTCTTGTCGGCCAGATCCTCATAGGCATCCTGCCATTCCTCCAGGCTCTGGTGGACTGAGAACGGGTCTGTCTTGCCCGGCACCAGCAGCGGATAGCCAATCACCTGGGCAGGCTCTGTCACTTCAGGGATATCCACCACCTCAAAGCGCTCGACCATCTTGTCAGCAATGGTGCTGGCCTCATCGAGTGCCACAAGCACTGGGTCAGGATCTACGGTGTCGGCCATCGCGGCCTCGATGACCGCCCGGTCGGTGGTCGAATCAGGTATGGCCACCATGTCCAGCGGGTTGGCTGGTTTTGTAGTGATCTTTGCCGAATTACCATGGTTTATCTCGGCAGGATAATCTTGCGCTTCCTCGGCGGTGATCAACCCCTTGAGCACATCCGGGAATGCATCGCGCAGTGCAAACCCGCGAGCTCGCATCTGCATCATCCGCTTGGGGTATGCCTGCCACGGCCCCTGCTTGCCCCATAGGCCGGCACGCTTGGCATCCTCGACGCTGAACTTGGCGGTCACTGGCTTGCGCCCCTTGCGCTTGGCCACGCAGACGGCCACCGGGTTGGGCGTGCCCTCGCCTTCAAAGTATTCCTCGACATCCTCGCAGACGCTGCTGGCCTGCACCAGGGCCATGGCCGCGTCACCGTACACGCTGGGCTTGCCGTTGATGACGGCGATGTTCTGCAGCGCTTGCATGGGTGCCAGCCCCATCTCATAGCCCCATTGAACGCAGACCAGGATGTCCTGGGGCTTGCCCTGGTAGGCCTTGGGCACCATGCTGGAGCTGGCCAGCATGTCAGAGAACTGAATTGCCTCAGTGAGGGTGGCTGGGGCAAAGCCCCGGTTAGTGGTTGTTAGCTGCATTTTTTTCTCCAATTAAGTATTGCTTTAGGGTTTCAAAAACGAGGGCGACGATGGTGGTGACGATCTCATCAGCATCCTGCTCGCTGCACTTTGGGATGTGATGCCGCAGCGCATCCACGGCACGGCAATGGGCTGCTGTCAATCTGTCCATGTCTGGGATCTTGCCGTTCATGGCTGCAGCTCTTTGATCGACAGTGTGCCCTGGCGCACCGAGTATGCTGGCTTGGCCGGCACCAGCCGTTCTGCTGCAGCTTTGTAGTTGCGCATGGGCCAGTTGATCAGGTACTGCCCGGCCCGGCCACGCTCGGCCTGCCCCAGGTGCTGCTTGATCAGCAACTCGGCGGCATCAATGCTGGCCTCGGCTGCCCTGATCGCGGCCTTGTTCTCCAGGATGCCCTTGGCCAGATCCCCGACATTGGATGGCAGCTCGACCTCTTCCTTCTCGGCGGCCATGGGGTAGATCCGATCCAACTCCTTGCTGCTCGCGGGTGGATACCAATCGATGGCCCCGGTCTCGCGGTAGGTTTTGAGTTTCTGATCGAAGGCCATCACCGCTTTGACGATTGCCTTCTGGGTTTCGTGGTGCGGCGCGAAAAGGAACACCCGCATCTCGATGCCCTGGTACAGCACGCACACAGCGCCCCAGCGGTGGCCGGTCACCAGCATCTGGCCCTGCAACTGGATCGGGCCACGCGCCAGGTGTGGGGTCTCCTCGGGCATGGCCTTGGTGACCTTTGCCTCAAGCACGCCGGGCCCGTCGAGAACAATGGAGTCCTGGCCAACGACATACAGACCCTTGTCTGGGTCGCTGAAGATCTCCTGCCCGGTGCCGTGGCCAACACCGTCCAGGCTGCATGACAGCGGCACCGCCTCATGCGTGTAAGCCTGGCCGATCTGGGTGTCGAACTGCTCGATGCCAAGTCGCTTGGCGGCCTCGGCCAGGATCACCGGCTCCAGGGTGTTGCCCCAGGCCATGGCCTCATTGCCGATGTCAGGGCGCTCCTTGCCATCGATGGCGTTGATGCTGAACTGCAGCTCATCGTTGGGGTTGCTGTACTTGCTGAAGCCCATCAAGCCGGGCAGCCGGCTCGCGCTCATCTCTCTGTCGTCTGTTAGTTTGCCTGCCATGAATTACTCCTTGTTGGTGGCCAGGGAATAGACGCGCACCACACGGGCGTGCGCCTGGGGATGGGCGGCCTCGGTATAGCCAACCCGCTTGAACTGCTTGGTGCGGAACACCGCGCCCAGCACCGATGGATGAACACCGGGCGGCACCTCGATGTAAGCCCGGATGTCGTTGATGGAAACCTGCCCCTGCTGCTTGCAGACGAGCACGGCCAGTGCCCGGCAGCGCTCCAGGAACTGGTGGTCGCGCTGCTCAAAGATGTCGAGCTGGCGCTCGCGCATGTCGCGGCCAGCGGCTGGGTTATGAGCTGGCATCGTTGCGCTCCTTGGCTTTCATGCGCTTGACCGTCTGCTGGGCTTTGAGCTCGGCCTCGCGCTCTGCCTTGGGCAGCCAGCCGAACTTGCGCCAGGTGCGCTCGATGTCTGTGCTGGCTGCGTTCGTGTACTCAAACCCCTGCAGCAGGGACTTGCTTGGGATGGCGGCCTTGGTCATACCGGCATCCAGACGAGCAGAACGATGCAGGTCACGAAAGCGATGGACACGACGATCTTCTCGCCGAGGGTTTCTTCATCATGCATGGTTGATCTCCAGGTTGAGGCGTTTCAGAAGGTTGGAGGCCTGAGTCGGCCCCCAGGTCACATTGCCACGGGGTGTGGCTACACCGCGAGCCTCAAGGGCTGCAGCAATGTCTCTCAGGGTGCTGGCACCAGACCGGGCGATGATGTCGCGCACTATGGGGCCAACGCGGTCAGCGTACTTGTCGGCCTTGGCGATCACCGACTGCACGCCGATGGCAGAGCCGATCTCTGGCGTGGGGCTGCCAAGGGTGCGGCCCTGGGCCTTGACCTGGGCCAGGGCGGCCTTGGTGCGCTCGCTGATCTTGCGTGCTTCCCACTCAGCGAACACGGCCATCATTTGGAGAAAGGTGCGGTCTGCCTCGGGCATGTCGGCGCAGACAAAGGGCACGCCAGACTCAAGCAGGCCGCTGATGAAGTGGACATTGCGTGCGAGGCGGTCGAGCTTGGCGATGACCAGTGTGGCCTTGGCCTTCTTGGCGGTGGCCAGGGCAGCCGCGAGCTGCTCGCGGTCATTCTTGCGGCCCGACTCGACCTCGGTGAACTCGGCCACCAGCTCGGCAGCGCCGATGTGCTTGATGACGGCGGCACGCTGGGCATCCAGGCCGAGGCCTGACTGGCCCTGGCGGTCGGTGGATACGCGGAAATAGGCGACGAACTTGGTCATGATCAGGCCTTCTTGGCTGCAGCCAACACGGCGCTGTCAACCCAATCGTTGATCTGAATAAACTGGCCCTTGATCTTGTCGTGCAGAGAGATCAGGTGGCAGAAGGTGTTGCCATCGCGCTGAGTGCCAACGCTGAGAACGCGCCAAGCGCGACCCATGTGGACAAGAGTGCTGTTTACTTTGCTGTTGGCAATGATGGATTGAAGGCGCTCGATAGTGCCATTGCGGCCAAGCCAGACTGATTGCTGTCTGACGCCGTTGGGCAGGGCGATGACAACGATCGCGCTGTAGTCATAGCCATTACGGCCTGGGAAGACCTGGTGGCCAGGGAGCGCCTTGATGGCGTCGATCAGTTGTTGCTCTTGGTTGGTCATGTTGAACTCCTTGCGCTTCATCTGCGCGTTGAACATGTAGGGATTATGGCACGACTTGTATATCGCTGTTCAAGCCCCAAAAGCCAGGTCAGACTAGGGACTTACCCTAATCCAGCAAAAAATCTTTTGCCCAGGCGTCTGGAGCAATATCACCCAGATATACACTCGGCGCATGGACACACCTACACCCAAACTCAAGCCCTTCCTGATGCGCTTGCACCCGCACACCCGGCAGCTGCTGGACAAGGCGGCTGCTGACCAGCACCGCAGCGTGTCATCCCTCATTGACCAGTGCGTGCGAGACCAGCTCTCGCCACGCTACGGTGAGCTGCAGCCGCGGCTGCAGCGCTTCCTGTCTGGGGTGCGCCAGCCATGACCTATGCCGATGCGATCAAGCTGCTCGACCGGGTCAAGGACGGCGTGCAGTTCCCTGACGAGGTGGTGGCCGAGGCTTTGGCCATGACCGGCGACCAACAGCATGCGAGCCAAGTGCCCTGCCCTGAAATCGAGGAGTTTGTGCAGGCGCTGCGCGAGGCTGGCCAGCTATGACCGAGTCGATCCTGGCACTCGACCTGGGCACCACCACCGGCTGGGCCTGCCGGCCACTGGACAACACCATCGTGCATGGCTGGGCCAGCTTCAAGCCTGGCCGCTATGAGGGTGGTGG